CTCTTACGATCTCTCGGCCGCAACTGATCGTCTCCCAATTACCTTACAGGCTTGCATTATTTCTTCCTTAATTGGAAGTCATGGTGCAAACATGTGGATAAGTCTCTTAGTGGCTCGATCGTATGTTCTCCCTTCAAGGATAACAGACGAGCTTAACTTGGACAAAGGGTCCAGTGTGATTTATGCAGTTGGGCAACCAATAGGGGCCAAGACTTCATGGGCAATACTAGCCCTCTGCCACCATGCCATTGTTCAGTTCGCTGCTCAAAGAGCTGGCGTCGTGAAGCCAACAGGTTGGTTTAAGGCTTATGGAATTCTCGGTGACGATATTGTCATTGCAGACAAACAAGTTGCATTAGCGTATCTTTCCATCATGAAAGAGATTAATGTTGGAGTAAATCCAGCTAAATCTCTCATTGCTGAGTCAGGTACTATAATCTTCGAGTTTGCAAACGGGTATTCGGAGTTTCAGGAAACTGGAGCCCGGTACCTATTCTTGAAGTAGTCGCTGCACGACTTGCTCTTCCAGCATGGATGGAGCTTTGTCGTAAACAGTCACTTACCCTTGCCCAAGGCTTAATAATCCTTGGATATGGGTATATTGCTGTTTCGCGATGTAATCAAGGTTTTGCGCAATTACCACGTCGTCTTCAGACTTGTCTATTAGCATGGACAGGTCCCGGCGGAGTCGCGTTCACATCTTTCAGTGATTTCTTTTCCCGTTCAAAATTGGATGTTATTAACCCAATAGCGGATGGAGAATTAGATTCGTTGTTGCAAGGAATTCGAGACTCCATGCTTCAACGTCTCGAAGATCTGAGACCAAAGATGAAAATGGTCTTAGATATAATCACTGTTGATAGAACACGAGCGCATTACGGAACTATTGTCCCTCAAGAGGGCTTTATTCCTACTTTTGAGATTCCTGGTCCTTTACGAGCCGATGAGGTTCGTTGGATCCGGACATTGATGGAGTACTGCTATAGGGATCACTACCTAGATGTAGGTGAGCGTTACCGTAAGTTGATTGCTGACGTGGAACTAATCTCGATTAATTCCTCTAAAGAGCTGCTGGAGGAAGTACTTGTATCTATTCAAAATCTTGAAGAAGATATCGGTGCTATCCAAGTCCAGGCTAGAGAAGTCCGTATCGAACCCATTTCGCCAATAAAAGCGTTGTGGAAACTATATAGACCATCTAGCTGGGCCCGGCGATGGCGTACGCAGAATTCGCTCAGAACCTAGACAGGGATTTTCTCTGGATAGAGACCCTAAGTCAAGGTTATAACCGTAATCCGGAATAACCGCCTAAAAAAGGAAAAATGAAATAGGCGACAAGTACTATCCAGTGATCTCTCATTGTCATCAAAACTTCTCTTAACTCAATCATATTCAGGCCCCTCGGGATTCAGTGAAATCGTAAGAAATCATGTAGAAATCAAGGGTAATGAGTAGTTGGCTCAAGAGTTGTTAGATTAGAGGAGACCGTTACAGCAGGGGGTGACTCCTGGCTGGACCGCAGAGGCATCTATGGGCAACCGTTATTGGCGCTTTATAAGAAACCCTGGGAAACCAGGACGGTATTAGCGTTTAAGTCAATTTCCCGTCTGGCAACAGATGGATGGGTGTGTAGCTCCTGGCTAGACTCCTTGATAGACCCCCTTAGGGGTTAGTTTATTATTGAGGGCGACAGTCGCGATGGCTTTGGTGAGGGATTTGTTACCCAATCCTACGTATT